GCGCATTGTGTGATGAGATTGGTTGTGATTATCTAATGATCAATGGCTCGGATGAATCGGGCATTGATACTTTCCGAGTCAAGATCAAGAACTATGCAAGTGCGATGTCTCTTGGCGGTGGCAAGAAAGTTATCATCATCGATGAGGCAGATTATCTGAACCCAAACTCAACTCAGCCAGCCATGCGTGCGGCGATGGAAGAGTTTGCACATAACTGCACTTTCATCATGACTTGTAACTTCAAGAATCGAATCATTGAACCGTTGCATAGTCGATGTGCTGTGATTGAATTTAAATTGCGCAAAGAAGATAAGCCGAAGATGGCTATGGCTTTCATGAAGCGTGCAGCTGAGATTCTTGGAAATGAAAAAGTTCCTTATGATAAGGCAGTTCTTGTTGAAGTTGTCAAAAAGCACTTCCCAGATTATCGTCGTGTTCTAAACGAACTGCAGCGGTATTCGGTTAGTGGTAAGATTGATTCTGGTATTCTTTCAAGTATTGCTGATGTTTCGCTGAAGGATCTTGTTACATCACTTAAAGATCAAAACTTCAGCGCAATGCGTAAGTGGGTTGCTGATTTTGGTAGCGATGATCCTGCGCGCATCTATCGTAAGATCTATGATAGTCTGTATGATATTATGGATAAGTCCACGATTCCGAATGCTGTTTTGATTCTTGCGAAATACCAATACCAGTCTGCATTCGTTGCTGATCAAGAACTGAATCTGGTTGCGTGTCTCACGGAGATAATGGTCGAAGTGAAATTCCTTTGATTTTTGGGTTTTTACCTTTGCGCAATTATTCATACATTATGAGGTTTTGAAATGGTTGAGTGTAAGTTTTCATGAGCGTTAGAACAGCAAAAAGTGTAGGTAAAAATTTTGAACTTCAAGTGCAACATGATCTTTTAAAAATTTTTTCTAAAAAACATTTTGTTATAGAAAAAGATGTGCATTTAGATATTGGAATACAAGTTGACTTTTTAGTTAAAGATGAATTTGGGATAATTGAAGTTGTTGAGGCAAAGGGTGGCGACCACCCAATTAGAAAAGATGGTGGTGCAAGAAGAACTGACAATGTTAAAAAGGCAATAGCAAACGCATCGCTTTATAAAGGGATATTTCCAAATTCTAGATTTGTTGTTTATTTTTCATATAAGCCACTTCCAGATAGTGATTCAGATAAAATGATTAATAATGCATTATCATTAAAGTATTTCGATGATGTAAAATATATCTTACCTGAATATGGCAACAACTTGGAACAATTTTATGGCTGACCTATTTAAAGAAATTATTCCGTCTATTCTCCAAACTAAAGAATATGCACTTTTGACGGAACAGGACGAGAAGTCTTATTCATCTTTTATGGTTAATCGTGCACTTTCGTTTCATCGAGATACGGTTCTTCTGGCGAACGAGATGAATAAGTTTCCGAATCTAGATAACAAACTCAAATATGACTTTCTCCTAAATATAATAAGAGCCCAAAAGCGTCCATATAGTAAGTGGCATAAAAAGGCTCAAAGCAGTGATTTGAATGTTGTTAAGGAATACTATGGATACTCCGACGCGAAAGCCGAGGAAGCATGTAAGATCCTCTCCGACGACCAAATCACCGCGATGAAAAAACAGTTATATAAGGGTGATTGATCATGGTCGAAAAATTAGTAGAAGTCACATTAGAAAAGCAAGACGACTTCCTCAAGGTTCGCGAAACTCTCACACGCATTGGAGTCGCTGCAAAGAATGATAATATTCTTTACCAGTCTTGCCATATTCTCCACAAACAGGGAAAGTATTACATTGTACACTTCAAAGAACTCTTTGAGTTGGACGGTAAGCCAAGCAATATGTCAGACAATGACATTCAAAGACGAAACACCATCGCAAATCTAATGGCAGAATGGGGTCTTGTGAAACTTGTTGATGCAGACAAAACAAAAGACAATGTTGCGCCATTGAGCCAAATCAAGATTCTTCCGTTCAAAAATAAGAACGAATGGCAATTGGTTTCCAAGTATACAATCGGGAAAAAGAAAAAGGATTCTGTATGATTTATTTGAGTGTGTATAGACTTCATGATGATTTAGTATTACCAACATACGGAACTTCTTTAGCCAATTGCTTCGATTTATCCTTCCAGCCAACAAATAATGTTGTGACTGGATACGATTCATTCAACTCATCAATTGAGCGCGAAGTAAACTCATTTGGTGAAGTTTCGATCCATCCAGGAGATCGTCTGTTGATTCCAACAGGCTTGATCATGAAGATTGATCATCGCCAAACAATCGAAACATACGCTGACATTTCTCGCACAGAACTACCATTACAGAATCACAGCATTCGCCTTCACCCTCGCTCTGGTCTTTCGCTTAAGAAAGGTTTGATCTTAGCGAACTGCGAAGGCATTGTTGATGTTGATTATCAAGAAGAAGTGTTTGTTCTTTTAACTAACATCTCAAAGATGCATACAACAATTCGTAAAGGTGATCGCATTGCGCAAGCAGAAATTGTTTGCAACGAACCATTCCATATTGCTGTAGTTAATACGCGACCAGAAAAACATTCTGAAAGATCTGGTGGATTTGGTTCTACTGGTGTTGCTTGATATAAATAGAATTGGATGCCCATTTGGGGTCCATAACTATAAACTTGCTTAATAAGGAGTTACAAAATGACTAATATCACTACACTCGCATCACATTACGGACTCGATCGTCTTCTTCCAACTGCTCTTGGGTTTGAAAATGCGTTCGCTGCTCTCGATAATGCTTCTCATCTTCTCACAGCAACTCAAACTGCATTTCCACCAGTGAATGTCATCAAGAAAGATGACTACAACTTTATTCTGGAATTGGCAGTTGCTGGTTATAGACAAAATGAGATTGAAGTCACTACAGAGAGAAATTCTCTCAAAGTCATAGGCAAAAAAGTAGACGAAGACACTCGCGAATATCTTGTAAAAGGTATTGCGGGTCGCAAATTCTCTCGTCAGTTTGTTTTGTCTGATACAGTAGTGGTTCGTGATGCTAACCTTGCTGATGGCATTCTTTCTATTCAATTAGAAAATGTCGTTCCTGAAGAACAGAAACCTCGTAAGATTGAAATTAAGTAAACAGTGAGATTATATTATGATTCGTGATGAACTATCGTGGGATGAATTGTTTATCTTACAGGCTACTCTGATCGCTCAGAAAAGCAAGGACCCGTCGACAAAAGTCGGCTGCGTGATCGTCAATGATGATAATGTCATTTTGTCGACGGGTTTCAATGGCTTTCCTCGCGGAATCGAAGAAGATTGGAAAGATCGTTGGAAACGACCAGAAAAGTATCACTGGGTTGAACATGCTGAGCGAAACGCAATCTTCAATGCTGCTCGCGTTGGTGTTTCACTCAACAACTCACGCGCATATCTAAACTGGGAACCAAAGCCATGCGCTGATTGCACACGCGCATTGATTCAGGCTGGCATCAAGGAAGTCATTGGTCCGAATCGTCCATGGAAAGGAGTCGGTGCTGGGAAGCATTACTCGATCGACCATGCGGAAACCATGCTGCGCGAAGCAGGAGTCCGAATACGCTATTTCGACCTGCCCCCAGAACTAGGGGAACCCCCATTTTAAGACCGCTCTCCAGCCTCTCTCCTCGGCGAGAGAGGGATGTCGTAAGTTATTGATTTTACAGGAAATTTCTCTGTTGTTTTCTCCTGTGTTTTATACGACAATTGTTGTATGACGTATCAAGAAAATGCAGCCCAGCAAGAACGGGCACGCCTCATTACCCTAGTCAACGCTATCAAACCAGCAGCAATAGCAGCGGGATTTGACTACCCCACAGCCAAACCAGAAACGGCTACCACCCACGAGTTACGAGAATTCATAGAGGACGTCACGTTTTTCATTCAGTCTTACGCAAACGGTGAAGTCTAAAGTCATGAAAAATCACCAGTATATCATGTCTGAAAACGACAAGTTCGGTGCTCGACACACACTCTGGTATGTGTCAGATTATCACTATGAGATAGAATGCCGCTCTACTGGCAACAAGATTGACCTTCCAGACACCAGTTTCGAACAGGCAAAACTTGTGTTCGATGAGGTGCTCGTAAGTTATTGATTTTGCAAGAGTTTTCCCTGTTGCCTTTTTTACGGGAAAATGCGATAATATATGTATGAAATGTGAAAACACTGTGAAGATTGGTGACGTCGTCAAGAGTCTTGACTTCGTTGGTATCAACGACTGCTATTATGTCGGTCTCGTGACTGCT